ATCCAACCGAAGGCCCTCCCTACCAGCTCGCGGGCGACCAGGTCGAACTCTGGCTTCTTCGCACGCGCTAGAAGATTGTCGAATCGCATTTTCTGGAGCTCGTTCATGATCGCCTCCGTGGCGAGCTGATTGACCGCATTGATCAGATGCCCGCGCAGGTGACCAAGCCCTTGCCGTGAAGCACGCGGGCACCTGTCGATGCGGTCGATGAATTAACCAAACACACTCAGCTGCAACCACAAGAACGCGAACGGCCAAGGGGCAGCGGAGGGGTTGCATGTGGGTGTGTTCGGGAGGTGAAGGGGTTCCGCATGTGCGGGCACTGAAACCATGTGCTGCGAGGGGTGGGCCTGCCTTCCGGCCGATGCGCGGTGACATCGACGGCCCTGCTTTCCGCTGCCTGCCAGGGTGTTGGGCGCCGCCTTCAGGCTTACGGCGCCACGCAGGTGAATCAGCTCGCTTACTTCATGGCGGTATCTCCTGTAGCGCTTCCCATGAAATGGCGTGGGCACCTTTTCTCAAATTTCCAAGGTGATGCAGGTGGGCGGTTATAGGCCGCAGTTTCGTCCGCATCCCACTGCCCACTCTGTGAATGGGCAGGAGGATGGTTCAGTCGTCGTCAGGTTCTGGCTCCCAGCCCTTCACCTCATAGGCAAAGGCCTGCCACTTTTCTTGTTCGGCCTTCGACATTTTGTTCCAGCCCTGCGATTCGTCCCGAGACACGAATTCGCCAGCTTTTAGCTTCAGCGTTCCACAGTTGCTACCGATGTCTTCATCGGCGTAAACCACGGAGATTTCTGCTTCGGGATGCTTGGCTGATAGAGCTTTCAGGACAGGCTCAGGACAGCTCCATGCGGTATCGAATTTCAGCGTGCCAGCTTCAAGGTCGGGATCCTGATCGCAGGCGTTCCACTTCGTACCCCAGTTCGCATTGGCGAAGTCGAGGGTGTGGAAGTGCCCGGTCAGCCGCTTGTTGCGCAGCATCTGTACGAACTGCTCAAACTGCTCGTCGTTGAGCTTCAGTGCGTTGGCGCCCTGACGATTTGATTGCTGAAGGGAGGCGATCAGCGGGTGTTCGTTCAATGGCTGGCCGCTGATGACCTCGGCGCACTGCTCGGCAGCACTGTCGATTCCGTTCCAGGGAAAAGATCCAGCGAAGGTAATCAGCGTGTTGAAGTCGATTCGTCCTTCGGCATTGATCAACGATTGCAGCACCTCTTTAGGGGCGCTGACTTTGTTGGTTACCCAATTCGGCATTTTGGTTGCTCCGGTTGATTTCCCGTCTGGCCCTGTCTCCAAGGCCAGCCAGTGAAATCTGGTGTTGCTGGGTTCCGTTACCTGCCACGGTTTCCAGGGCTGCCTTTCGGCTCTCTCCACCACGCTCATCGCCTGAGTCCTCTCTTGGCCTGCGTCACACATTTCATGACCGGTGTTCTTCGCTGGCTGGCTTGCGTGGCTTCGCGTACTCACATCTGGTGAGCACGGCCAGTTCCAGAGCTGGCATGGGTCGACTGTTTGTTGCTCGCATTTACCGGTTGCCCGGGGTAGTCGATCGCGAGGATCTCAGCAGGGGTAAAGAGCGGTTCGGAGCGGTGTGTCGCTGCGATGGGTGAAATATAGGAGTACCCATATTTCATGTCAATGGGTATTCCCATAAATTTATAGGCAGGCGATAAAAAGCCCGCACTTGGCGGGCTCTATTTAGGCTTCGCAGTATTCTCGCCAGCCTATCTTGAAGGAGTCTTCATCGACCCTCTGCACCCGGATGCCTTGAGTGCTGGCTATCTCATTCATCAGCCTCCACCAGTCTGACTTACCCTCATTGGGCAGCCTGGAGACGGTAACGAACTGGACCTTCTGAACATTGGGATCGCTGATGATCTCTTTAACGCGGTGGCCGATCTGCTCGTAGGAGCGGGGCTTAATCTGGGTGAACTCGGGCTGCTGAAGCATGGTGAACCTCCATTTCTACTGCTGTATGCATATACAGTAAAAAGGATCCAAACGAATGGCAATAGGCTTGGAGTACAAATGTTCTCCTGCGGCAGTCGGGCGCAAAAAAGCCCGCGAATAGCGGGCTCGGAAGCAATCAGTCCTCCAGTAGGACTAGGGTCAGTAGAACCGTCTTCAGATTGTCATCGATAGGCCTCAAAGCGGCCCGTACCTTAGCCGCAAGACGGAGATTTCCGGAGTCTTCAGCCCAGTCGGCTATCTCATCAATGGCCGCTGCCAGTGCGATCTGGTTGTCATTGAAAGCCTTCAGTAGGCCAGGGAGCATATCCAAGTTGCGCATAGCGATCCCTCCGCGTGGAAAGGGAAGCGTAGCAGGCGGGAAGGGTAGAAACGTAAACTCGTGCGAGACAGGCTGGACGGGCATCAAATCAGCAGCGTCCTCCGAGAGCGTATGCATCGGAGAAAAGCCTTTTCAACTGGCTGGCGTTCTCCTGAAATGCGGATATTTCGGGCCTATCGATTGTCATGCGGAACGATCGGTCAGCGCCGACGATCTGGAATGTGGCATGACAGCGCCCAGTTCGTAGCAGCGTCACTTCAATGCCTGGCGGCGAGAGGAAGGGAAGATTGCGAGTGATGCGGTCATGGTAGGGCATAGCGTTCTCCTGGATGAGTTCCAGGCCGAACTTATGTGACTGGATCAATACCGCAAAGAGATTTGCAGTTAATTGCGAAGCTGGGAAAGCAGATACGAAACGCCCGGCGCTGGGCCGGCCTTTCTGTTAAGTACGCCAAATAGGCTCGAAAAACAGTTTTATCTCTTTCGGGGTATGCCGAGAATTCAAGACGCCTTCACAGATTCTGGCAAACACAGCGCTATCCATTGGCTCCTTCGGAACCAGCAGTTGACGACGAACACCTTCCTCCAGGGTCTGAACTGACTCAATCCTTGCTTTGGAATACAGGACAAAGCTAGCAGTTCGGATGAAAGGGTGATCGCCTGGCCCTAATAAGCAGCAGGAGTCATGGAAGCGTTTCGGGCGGATCGTCGAAATGCTGACCATGAGCACGAGCTTTTGGTCACTGATTGGGTCGTTGAGCAGAATGAACAAGTGCTTTAGGTCGGGCTGTTCTTCTGTGCCAGATGGCACCAGTACAGTGGCGCGACGAGTGACTATGAACATCTGATCCTCGAAAATAGCTGATCCATGCTGTTGTGACTTTCCAATTCTTGCTGAGCTTGTCGAGCCTCTGCCGGTGTTCTTCCGAGAGCGACAAATACATCCCTGTAATCTATAGGACGTGACGACCCTTCAGGATCTTGCCACTCTGCACAATGGTCATGAGTGAAGTTCCGCAGCTCCCAAGGGGCCATGGCGCCGTACTCAGCTTGCACGGCTTCGAGCACATCAATGTCAGCCTCGCTAAGCGCTGGAAGGTCCAGATCCTGCTGACATGCTGTTTGTTTCAAGCTGAGCATATGGCCCGCTCGATCGGCGATCAGACTGTCCCAACCGTCGCTGACCGAGAACCCCGAGCCGTTCATGAGCTCGTAGGTTTTCGAGAGCACTGGGCCATGCGGCATAGATACCATTCGGTCGCCTGAGATCGGGGCATCAAACATATCCAGCGCACGGCGGTCGGCAAGATAAAGAAGCTTCATCAATTTCAAAATTGATAAGCATCCGTCATTCCTTTGAATAAAAAAGGCTGCCATTTGAGCAACCTTGCGTTCGTTGAACGCCATGGTCCACACCTCCAAATGTATTCCCAGTCTGTGGAATACCGCGCGGAAATCGCACGCTTGTCACTCGCTACGGGTGCGCGATTATCGCCAGTTCGCAGGCAGTGTCAACAGAATCCGCGCCACGAAACGGCATCTCATCGTTTCGTGGCGCACACGGTGACTATAGGTTAGTGAATCGAATCGGTCACTGGTTCCCTCATTGTTTCGGCTGATTGCAGGCATTCTTTACGTCAATAAGCAGTCATGCGTCGAATGTGGATGCATGTTGCCGACGTTTCAAGGCATCTCCCCGGTGTTTAGCAGGCGGCAGAATTCGGCTGAATCAATGATGAACGCGCCGGCTTCTTGGGCTTTGATGACCTTGGATGGACCCGCATTGTCTCCGTAGCAGAGAAACGTAAGACTTTTTCCCGCAGTTCTCATGACCTTCATGCCCGACTCTTCCGCCTGGCGCTCAAGCTCTGCGCGATGCGCTGCAGCAAAACCGGTAAAAAGAATCTGATGAATGCCTCTGGGAAGTAGAGTCGGTTGCCCAGAAGCGGCCGCTGACGCAGCGAATTCAACCGGGCTTTGGCGCGGGGCGGCGGTGGGTGCAGCAGGCGCGGCATCTCCCAGTAATAGCTCTTCACCGACGAGAAACGCAACGATTCGATCCTTGCGGTAGCTTTTCGGAAATGTATCTGCGTCCGTCCGGCCTTGCAGGTAGAGGGACGTTTCTTTCCACTGGATCAGTTCACGATCGCTGACGTCGCCTTTGGAATCCTTGTACGTAAACCGGATCACGCTCATTGCATTCACTCCATGTGGTGGGGGCAAGCGCTAACTTTGGGATTCATTACTCTTAAGGCAAGACTGAAAAATCACGTCCCTGAACTTCACTACCGCTCTTTCTTGATATTCCTCGCTGGAGAACCGATCTTCTCGGTATGCACCATCGATTAGCATCTTGAAAACCTTCGATGTGTGATCCTCGCCAGTCACAGACGCTTTGTACATTTCTGCCATAGGGACACCGTGCTGACGGGCTTTCATCACCGACTCAGCCATCCGGTCCATTAGGTTGCAGTCGTCCGCTTTTCGCTGCTCGGCGAAACTGAAAGCGGGGAGAAGGGCACAAGTTGCGAGAAGGCATAGCAACGATTTGTTCAAAGGATCCGTCCTTATTAGTAGCTGAATTGATGCCACGCAGGTCACAGCTTCATAAGCGCACGAACCACGACTCCGATGATTCGACAGTCGTCCTCGCACGTCTCCATCGGGTAGGCGGGGTTCAGGGGCTTGAGGAATCGCCGACCGCCGTCGTCGACCAACTTCTTAAACGTGGCCTTGTCGCTGTTTGACAGCTTCGCAATCACCAGCTTGCCGGAATAAGCGTCCGCCTCAGTGTCCACCAGGATCAGGCTGCCCTCGGGCACACTCTGACCAACCGGCGATGTCATCGAGTCGCCTTTGACCTCAAGCCAGAACGCCGGCCCCTTAGAATTGTAGTCGGACATCTCGTAGTGGTCAGAAAAGCCAGGAGGGTAGGGCTCAACTGCTTCGGCCCAAGCGCCGGCGGCGACCCATGAAATGACCGGATACCGGAACATCATGTTGGGCTGGTCTGCCATGGCCACGTTCGCGGGCTCATCACCTTGTGAAGTTGCGCGGCGAACCATTTCACCCTTGCCATCTGAAAGCCAAAGGGCATCGACGCCACAAACGCTCGCGATTTTCGCAACATGAGCGGTGGCCTTGGATTTGCCCCTTTCGAGATCGGAAATCGACGTCTGCGTGATCCCGGCTCGTTGAGCCAGCTCAGCCTGGTTGAGATTTGCGTGTCGACGGGCGGCTTTTAAGCGGTCTTTAAATTCCATCCGCCGAGTATTACGGGTGCTCCCATATCCTTGCAAATCGGCATTCCCATAATCTACTATATGGGTATTCCCGTATGGAGGGGCGATATGAACACTATTTTCCAGGACCTCGTCACCTTCTTCGGGACGCAGGAAACCACCGCCGAAAAGCTCAAGGTTGATCAAAGCACCGTCTCTGGCTGGGTTCGTGGCAAGCACGGGATGTCTCCGATTGTTGCGAAGCGGGCAGAGGCGCTGACCCAGGGTGAGTTCAAGAAAGAGACCCTGTGCCCATCGTTCCCATGGGCCGAGATGGCGGCTTAGAGCTGAGCGAGACCGTCGCCTGCTCAAAGCCGCGCAGAGCTTCATCGCTCAACTGATCACGCAACTGACTGGCCTTCTGCTCGAACGCAGGCCAGAGCCTCATCTGAGAAGACAGGGGCAGGGTGGATGCCAAGGCACCTACAAAGCAGCACAGGGCGGTTATCTCGCCCTGTAGTTCGGAAGAGTCGGTCATGGATGCGTCCTTGATCAGTTGGTAACCGAATCATCCCGATGTTGGCACTGAGCCACCACGGAAAACGTAACGAGGTTTTACGAATGGAAGACTTTCTGGATGCGTGCCAGTCGGCGGTGAAGGGCAACGAGCCCAAAGCACTGGCCGCAAAGATGGGTGTTCCGCACGTGAGTCTGCTGCAACGCGCGAACCCGGACAACGACGCCCACCACCTGACCATCGAGCATCTGTACGGCGTGCTGCTGCACACCGGCGACATGCGCCCTCTGGTTGCGCTGGCATCCGAGTTCGGTTTCGACCTGGTTGCTCGCGATAAGCCGAAACCGACTGATCTGAACTCGGCGCTGATGCGCCTGCACGTTGACCTGGCTGACGTCACTCGCTTGGCCCACGACGCCCAAGCGGACGGGCATGTGTGCTCGCGTGAGAAATCGGAACTGATCAAGGAAGCCGACGAGGTGATCGTCAGCCTGGAAGTGTTCAAGCAGTCCGTAAAGGTCGCCTGATCTGCGGGCTCAAAAAAGCCACCGGACAGGGTGGCTATTTGCAAAACGAGTGAGGCAAGTATGCACAGCCAACAGATTTTGAGCAACACCCCTCAAGCCGCGCCACGTTTTGCTATCTCAGAAAACGTGGCGCGCGTCGTCTCCATGTCAAGCCAAGAGATAGCAGATCTGGTTGGTTCTCGGCATGACAAAGTGAAGCAATCAATCGAGCGACTCGCAGTGCGGGGTGCAATCCAACTCCCCCCAATGGGGGAAGTCAAAAATCACCTTGGTCAATTGGTCGAGCAGTACCAAGTCTGCAAGCGCGACAGCTTCGTGGTTGTCGCCCAGCTTTCTCCAGAATTCACCGCCGCGCTTGTTGACCGCTGGCAGGAGCTTGAGTCACGGCAGTCCGTCACGCTTCCTGACTTCTCTAATCCGGCAGCTGCTGCGCGCGCTTGGGCTGATGAGGTCGAGAAAAAACAGGAGGCGGAAAAAGCACAGGCCCTCCTCAGCATCGAAGTGCAGGCTCAGGCCAAGAAGATCGACCACCTTGAGAACCTGTTCAAGGAGGGGATGACACCGACGCAGTTCTGCAAAGGACTCAACGGGGTCAACGTTATGCAGGTTGGTCACTTCCTTGAGGGCCGCAGCTGGCTCTACAACGAGAGCAAGTCCGGTACTCGCTGGCGCGTCGGCTCGTACGCCCGCGACATGTACATGACCGAGCATCAACAGGAAATCACGCCTCACGGCAAAGAATCGTTCATCACTTTCACACCAGTCCTGCTGTGCAAGGGCGCTGTACGCCTTTACGAACTGTACCTGGCCGGCAAGTTGCCCATGAAGAAGAACTGGGACGGCTTGCATACCCACGACAAGGCTGTTCGGGGTGCCGCATGAGCATGGGCCTTATGGTCGCCGCGATGAAGATTCGCGTCGGCAATCCACTGCGCAAACTGGTGCTGCTGAAGCTGGCTGACAACGCCAGCGATCTGGGCGAATGCTGGCCTTCGTATCAGCACATCGCCGATCAGTGCGAGATCAGCAAACGCTCCGTCATGAACCACATCACCGCCTTGTGTGATGCAGGTCTCCTCCGTAAGGAAATCCGCAAGGGCGGCCCGAAGGGTAACTCCTCCAATGTGTACTTTCTGACGCTGGAGGGTGGTGCACCTCCTGCACCAGGGGTAGTGAAGGACGTTCACCAGGGTGGTGCAACTGATACACCCCCTAGTGCAGGAGATTCACTAGGGGGTGGTGCAGGAGCTGCACCCAGAACCAGTCACTCTTCTGAATCAGTCAAGGAACCAGTCACTGAACCAATTGCGACCCAGGCTGACGCCAAGGCCGCGACGGGGCAAGTTGTCCCGTTCACTCCCCAGCAGCCGCGGTGCGCCATCCCCGAGGACATGCCGGGCCCCAAAGACCAAACGAGCAAGACGTTCAAGACCTGGGCGAACTACGCCATGGCCTATCGCAAGCGCCACGGTGCATGGCCTGTCTGGAATGCCAAGGTCGCCGGCCAGGTGAGCCAGATCATCGACCGTCTCGGCATCGAGGTTGCCCACCACGTCTCCGCCTTCTTCGTGACCATCAACGACGCGAAGGTCGTGACCAACATGCACAGCATTGGCGATCTGCTGCTGAAGGCCGAGGGCTATCACACCCAGTGGGCCACCGGTCGCCAGATGAATGGCCGCACCGCCCGCCAGATCGAAGACACCCAAGCAAACATCAACGCCGCGCAGCAGGCCGCCCAGAACATCCGCGAAGGAGGCCCGCGCAATGCTTTCCTCTGACGAAATCGCACAACTGGCAGGGGCGATCTGCGCCACTGCCGAGACGCTGGGCCAGACCATCAGCGCAGGTGCTGCTCAGCTGATGGCCGAAGACCTCGCTGAATACTCAGCGGGCGACATCCGCAAAGCGCTGCAGTCCTGCCGCCGTGAGCTAACCGGCAAGCTGACCTTGGCCGCCGTGCTCAGCCGCATTCAGGCCGAGGATGGGCGTCCAGGGCGTGACGAAGCGTGGGCCATAGCTTTGGCGTCCAGTGACGAGTTCGACACGGTCGTCATGACCGACGAAATCCAGCTGGCTCTGAACGCTGCTCGTCCAGTGCTTGATGCCGGCGACAAGGTCGGCGCCCGCATGGCGTTCATCAGCGCTTACGACCGGTTCGTGACTGAAGCCCGCACCAACGCTCAGCCGGTGAACTGGCATATCTCGCTCGGGTTTGACGCTGGTCGCCGCATTGCCGCCATCAACAAAGCCGCCGAGCTGCAGCGCATTCCGCAAGAACGTGCACAGCTGCTTATCGCTGACATGACCCACGAATCGGTCACTGAAGACGGGCGCGCTATCGCAGGGCTGCTCACCGGCGCCGTCGCCAAGCCATCCGTGGACGTCGGCATGAAGATCCGTGAAATCAAACAAGGCCTTCAGCGCAAAAACGCCCAACGCAAGTTGGTAGAAGCCCATCGCCGCCGGCAAGAACGCCGCGACCTAAACGAACGGGTCATCAAGCACATGGAAGCTATCGAAGAGCTGCAGAAGCGGAGGGCGTCCTGATGGCCATCACCGAGCTTCGCCAGCAGCAGCTGCTTCACGGGCAATCCTCGATCGCGAGGAAGGTCTTCGAGTTCGTCCCGATTCAAGACGTCTGGAGCACACACGAAATTCACAACGCCTCGCTGGCGGTGAATGCCACGACCGTTTCGTCCTACGCGGTTCGCCGCGCACTCGGCGAGCTCAAAGATGCCGGGCTGATCCGTGAGCCCATCAGCGGCAAGTTCCAGCGCGACTCAGCCACCGCCAAACCAAAAAAGGAAGTAGCCATGACCCAACCATCCAAGCCGACTGTAGTTGCGATCAAAAAGCCGGAAGGCGCGCTGGATGTTCTGGCTGCGCTGTCTGGCGAAGTAGTGAGCCTGTCCGAGGAGTTCGGCAAGCGCATGAAGGCGATGGCCGCGCGCATCGAAGAGGTTGCTTTGTCGGTAGAGGCGGAGCGTGAGAGCAATGCGGAAGCGCTGGGCAAGCTCAAGCAACTGCAGGCTCTGCTGAAGGGGATCGCGCAATGACGTCCCGCGACCAATTCGAAACCCGCTTCCCGGTACCCGAAGGCGTCACCTGGAACCCTGAAACCTCTCGCTACGTCCTGACCGAGCTGCGCAGGTCGACCGTATCCACCTATGAGGCGCACGTCGAGCGCTGGGTGGTGTGGCAGGCCTGCCGGGATTCGCTGGCAGTCGCTATGCCGCCGGTGCCGAAAGCGCCAGAGCCGCCTGAAGACGCTATCGATGACAGCTTCATGGATGGCCACTGCGCGGCTATCCGTATGCGCAACGCCTGCTACCTGGCCATCGAAGCCGCTGGTGTGAGGATCAAACCATGACTGCCGAAATCCATCAGTTCCCGGCATCTCGCCGCCTCGAAAACAGACGCATCGCCGCCAATCAGGCCAAGCGTAACGAGCTGGCCGACTACCTGCGAACTGTCGCCAAGTGGATTCAGGCCGACGACGTGGAGTCTGAGCCTACCGCCTTGCTTCTGGTGTTGTCCGGCAAGCGCGGCGATGAGGTCGTCTGGAAGGGCTACAACGGCAACGCCGAAGTCAGCCTACGTGACGCAGGCAATGCTGCTCAGGCGCAGGTCGCCTCGCCGTTCAAGCGCCGTGGCGGCAATTTCCACGATCGGAGGAAGGTATGAACAACCGCATCTGGATCGTCCTGACCATCATCCTCGTGGTAGCCGGTTATGGCTTTCACCACAAAGTTCAGCGGGTGACTGCGCCTGTAAGCATGGGGAGCGTCTTCAGATGAGCCTGCGCGAACAGATACTTGCCTACATGCGTCAATGCCGCGCCCAGAACTGCAACGTCTTCTGCACCTGGTGGTTCCGTTTCGACGTGACGCCATACACGACGAAGGAAATCCGGCGTGAGCTCGAAAAGATGCGCACCGATGGCCTTGTCACTTCTGATCATAGCCAGCGGAGCAACACCAAGTGGTCGCTCGCGGAGGATTGCCAATGACCGACATTCAGGATTTGAAAGCCATCGCCGAGCGCTGCAAAGGTTACCAGCCGCTGCGATTCATGCAGAGCTATGGCGCTCTGTACATCCGTAATGACAACGGCATTGTTTTCGACGTGCATCAGAACCGCTCATTCCCCGACTTCATGTCCCAAAACAAGGACTACGCGGATTTGGTGCTCGCCGCCAACCCTGCGGTAGTTCTTGAGCTGATCGCCGAACTGGAAAAGGTCAAAGCCGACCGCAAGGCGTGCTGGGAAGAATTCAAGGTTCAAGGCCGTCAGCTTGATCTGGTCAGGGATGAAAACGAGAACCTTCGTCAGGATGCCCGTCGCTGGCAGTGCGTGAGAAACGCCGTCCCGATGCAATCCCCGTACGCCGTATGGCGCGAGGGATCACATGTGGTGCTCGGTAAGGACGCTGATGAGTTGGTTGACAACTTCCTGTCGCACGCCAAGGAGGACAGCCATGACTGAAGTCCTCATGCGCAGTCGTGAAGACACCAGCCGCCTCATGGGCATCCTGCACGCGACTGACTTCACAAAGCCCAAGCTAATCGTGATCAAGGAGCCTGACCGCAACGGGGAGCAGAACAAGAAGCTCCACGCCATGCTGGCCGACATCTCCCGCCAGGTGGAGCACGCCGGGCGCAAGTGGGACGTGACGGTATGGAAGCGTCTCTGCACTGCTGCCTGGCTGCGCGAGAGCGGCGAAACCATCCAGATGATCCCGGCCATCGACGGAAAGGGCATCGACGTCCTGTACGAGCGCACCAGCAAGCTGAGCGTGAGCAAGTGTGCCGAGTTGATCGAGTGGGTTTCCGCGTTCGGCGCCGAGCACCAGGTTCGCTGGACGCAGAAGGATCTGTGGGAGGGCCGCTACTGATGAGTCATCAATTCAAGCCGGGCGATCTGGCGCTGACGACAAGAGACGGTTTGGTACTTCCAGCCATGAGTCAGGTCGAGCTGGTTGGACGCATTCCAGAGGGAACAGAGGTCGTCGCTAAAAGCGGCGAGGGTTTCATTGCTCAGGCTGGCCTGTGGGAGGTTACGGCTAACGGCGGGCGATTTGCCTATCACGAAGCTTATCTCATGCCCCTGCGCGGTGACTTCGCTCCCAGGCAAGCCAAGTCCTTCGAGGTGCCAGCATGAAGACCATTCAGGCCCTCATCAGGGTAGCCCGCTGCTTCGTCACGCTGCTGGAAGCCGGTTATGCGGTACAGCCGCTGTCCGTTCAGCATGGGGGTGGGCTGTGACCGAGCAGGCAGAGAAGAAGTCGCCTCGCCCAAAGAAATGCCGGGTATCCACCTGCAGGGCCTCATTCGTCCCGCGCGCATTGTTCCAAACCTGGTGCTCGCCTGACTGCGCCTTGGTCATCGTCCGCCAGCGGCAGGAGAAGCAGCGCAAGTCGTTCGCCCAGCGTGAGCGTCGGGAGATCAAGGTCCGCAGGGAGAAGCTGAAGAGCAGGGCGGATCACATGGCCGATACCCAGCGCGCTTTCAATGCCTGGATACGCCAGCGCGATGCGGGCCAGCCCTGCATCAGCTGCGGAACAACGGCTGATGTCCAGTACTGCGCCGGCCACTATCGGACGACAGCCGCTGCTCCAGAGCTCCGCTTCGAGCCGCTGAACGTCCATCTGCAATGCAACCGCAACTGCAACATGGGCAAGTCCGGCAACCTGCTGGGGTATCGACCAAGACTGATCGAGAAGATCGGACTGGCGGCCGTTGAATGGCTCGAGGGCCCGCATGAGCCCAAGAAATACACGATTGAAGACCTTAAGGCGTTGACCGCGCACTACAGGAAGCTGACCAGAGAATTGAAACGGGGAGAAGTAGCATGAAGATCAATTCCGCACGCCAAGCATGGCACGACTGCACCTACAACCCAGCTCCTGGCCAATCCTCTGATGTCGTTCAGCTGGGCGTGGTTGTTCAGGCCACAGAGCGCGGGCCGAACGCGAACCATGCCGTGCACAGTGCGCTGGCCGGTCACATTCAGTCGGTCATCGCCAAGCTACACCCTCAGGTCCGTGTGTTTGGCGAGTACATGTACGCCGCACACCGCAGCGACGACATCCGCGAAGCGGCGGAGGAGGTGGTATTCGGCATGGTCGTCTCCAAGTCCAAGCGCATGACCGCAGCGAAGCGCGAAAAGCTGGAGTACGTGGTGAAGGGCGTGATGCGCCGGTATCGCTACATGCACCAGGGCGGGCAGTCGGCCAACGAAGATCCGCTGATCAAGCCCGAGGGGTTCCGCAGCTGGTTATGGGCTGAGTACGGGTGCCGGCTTGAATCGTGCGCCTGGGCAAGGGATTGGGAGGCGGTTATCACTCTGATATTCGAGTGCTGCGAAGATCTTGATAGGATGGCGTTGAGCCCGGTTGGGGCGGTGATTTATCAGATGAGGGAAGCGGCATGAGCTCGACTAAAGAGGCATTGCAGGTTGCAGTTGAGAAGAAGAAAGCGGCGGAAGCGGAAATCAGCTCTTTCATCATCGATAAATTGCGGGCGCTGGCAGACGAAACCGGGCTGAGCATCAAAGAAGTAGAGGTGGATGTGATCACTGTAAGCATCGAAAGGATGGGGCAGGAAAGAGAAGATACCGTCATTGGAGGGGTGAAAACGTCGATCAGTTTTGACTTCTGAAACGTGTCTTGACTTCCCGCACGGCTGAGGGCATCATTTCGCCACATTGAGTATTTTGCCTACGGCAACTTGCTCCGAAAGACCCGCCATCGAGCGGGTTTTTTTGTGCCCATTCGTCGCTCCCGCTGCACCACCAGTCATGTCGCCTTTCCTACCTATATGCGCGGAAATTCTGCGCCTAACCGGGAGAAGGTCATGAGCATCGACAACAATGGGCCGCAAGCAGCTTACCCCGGCCCTGATGAGGAACAGCCCGATACGGGTGAGGATCATGGTTCGGGGTTGGAGCAAACCCGCTCTGAGCCGAAACAGGGCGACACCGGGCGGCCTGCAGACTGGGACCCACCGCCTGGTAATCCAGGCTCTGACCAAGACGCACAAGTAGATCGGGGTAACGGCACTGCGCGTACTGGCACCGATGATGATCTCGGCTTTGACCCAGATTCGCCGGATGTCTCTGATCCGCAGGTTGACCCTCTGCACCCAGCCAAAACCAGCAACGATCCTGTATCGCGAGAAGCGGTTCCCGGAGAAGAGAGCACTGGTCACACGCCCACATAGCGCGTCGTTTGATCAGTATCTCGCGAGATTTGCAGCCCGGCCGATGAGTCGGGCTTTTTTGTGCCCCAGATTTTTTTGCACCTGCAGCCAGAGCAGCCCTTCGGGGGACGTCTGGACACGGATAAGCCGGTAGTGCCGTGCTGCATAAAACACCGGCAGCCCGCGAGCAGTGACCTCATGCTTTCTGCTGCTGCGCGAGGTGAGCCGTCGAGACTGGTGCATTTGGGTGCCAGCGATGGTGAAGCCTTGGGCGGACAGGAGGGGAAAGACCCTCACACATTCGTGAAGGTCTTGGGGCAGGTTAGAAGTCTTTCTTCGTGAAAGATTTTCCGTAAGCTTGGTCGCTTTCGATCACAAGCTTCTCTCCCGAGACCTTGTAAGTGGTGACTGCGTCTCCCATTGAATCTGAGTTGCGCCAGCGGCCCCACTGCTTCGTATCGTTCAGGAAGGTAGACCAGACAACGCGGTCGCCTTCCAATTGGCAGCGATATTTGAACTTATCTCCGTCGGGCCGCCGATAAGAAATCTGCGTAAAACCAGTCTCCGCGTCAGTTTTCATGCTCTTGGTCTCACGTCCCATTTCAACGGCAATCGCCGCTTTGCAGATGTCAGCCACTGAGAAATCTGCGGCTTGGGCGCCGGATGTCGCTATCAGCAGAACGAACGCCGAACGACTAATCAACTGGTTCATTTGAGTTATCCATACAAAGATTGCGCGCACTGTAAATGCGAGCGTTCTGATTTTCCAGCCGCCTTCCTCAAAGCGCGGCTTTCATACCCAGTACGGAGTCGAGCGCATGGAGTTCTTTCACCGCCTGCTCGACAAACTCGACTGGCTTGTCGCAGGGCTGATTGGCGCGGTCGTCGCCAGTTGGTGGCATAAGGATGACCTCAAGGACCTCTGGTCATGGGCAATCTTCCTGATCACCGGCATCGCCTGCGCGTTCTATCTCACCGGAATCGTCTGCGACCGGTTCGCCGTGACGGAGCCGAGTGACGTAGCTGGAGTCGGGTTCCTGCTCGGCGCGTTCGGTGGCTCTCTCATGGCCGCCATCAACCGAGCCATCAAAGCCGCTGACCTCTGGGCGCTCATTCGCCAGCGGTTCGGGGGAGGCAATCCACCATGAACGCTGAACTGATCAACTCCATCGCCTGCGGCCTTGTCGCGCTGTGGGCCACCTGGTGCGTGCTGAGTGGAAAGGTCCGCGACGGGATCGTCGGCAAGCTGATCTATTCGGCGATCGCCATCAGCGGTTTCGTTGTGATGACGCGCAACCAGACGCTTTTCTTCGGCCCGACCAATGCCGGACTGACGCTTCACGTATCCCTTTGCCTGGCTGGAGTACGTCACATGTTCATGGTCACGTACTGGGCTGCGGTGAAGAAGTGGATCTGCTCGAAGCTGAATTGCGAGCACTGCCTGCGCGACCCACGCTTCGGTTCTGACCCAGGTCAGATCGACAGGCGACATCGGCGTCGTACCTGACTAGCAAGTCACAACTGAAACCCATGATTTCTGCTCGTCAAACTCGCTGAACTCCCGATAAGCCGCAAGATCAATCCATCCATCTTGATTCCCAGGAGGGTGCTGTGATGGATGACGAATTGGATTTTGCGACCGATCTCGAGTTCTTCGGGTGCGCTGTGCTGATCATGATTTGCGCCGCAGTGGTTTGGGCGATTCTGTAAAGCCCCCGCTGTCCGCGCCACAAATTCAGATGCGTCCGTTTCGTGGCGCGGGGTAAACCCATGAAAATTGTCGCCCATCACATGAATGGCAGGTACTGCATAGCCTTCACTAAGGATGGCCATCAGGTTCATACAGAGTGGATTGAAGAGCACGACCCCGGCACGTACGAGCGACAGCTCCCGGACGGACTGCTGTTCGACGAACATCGCCTGTCCATTGCGATCGGCGGCCTTGATTTCGATTACCGGGTGACTGAATGACGACCATTGCCTATAAAGACGGCGTCATCGCCTATGACTCCCGCCAGACCCGAAACGGCGCGATTGTCACTGACAATGCGGAGAAGTCTGAACTGGTTAACGGCGTCCGCTTCTTCCTGGCCGGCGCTGTATGCGACATGCCAGCGCTGATCGCCGCCTACTTTGGAACGCCATCAACAGTACCGGTTGAATGCTCGGGCTACGTCGTTGACGGTGGTCGACTGATCATGGTCGGGCACGACGACAAGACTGGGGTCTGGAAGCAGGAACTCGACCCCGCAAACCCTGACGCCATTGGCTGCGGCGCACCATACGCCTTGGCGGCTATGGATATGGGTGCAAGCGCGGAAGAAGCAGTCCGTGCCGCTGTTAAGCGAGATATCTATACCGGCGGCAGGATTCGAACGCTGGTGATCGACGGAGCCAAGTCAGATGGTTCGGCCTCAACCTCCCAAATCGCTGCAGGAACTGTCGGAGCTCTCTGACTTCGGTATCCGGCTGACACCTGCACCCGAAGTGTGGGAGTGGATTCAAGCCGAGATCCTTGCCGACACCGGGAGTATCCGTAACGAAGACCATGCTCACTTGATCGACGCTGACATCGCTGTGATGTGGGCATCGGCCAGTTTCGAGAAGCAGGGTCGCCGTGTGTTGGGGCAGGCTGAGCAAGTCGCCTTCCGCGCAGGTGGCTGGCAGAAAGCCCGAATGGAACAGCAGATGCATGACTGGTTCGGCGATGTGCCGACCTTCATCATCACTCTTGCCGCTGACTACTGCTCGTTCTGCAGCGACACTGAATTCTGCGCCCTGATCGAACATGAGCTTTATCACCTGGCCCAAGCCACTGACAAATACGGTCAGCCTGCCTTCACCCAGGATGGGGCGCCAAAGCTGAAACTCCAGGGCCATGACGTCGAAGAGTTCGTCGGTGTCGTCCGCCGCTACGGCGCGAGCACTGAAGTCCAGGCCATGGTCGACGCCGCAAACAAACCCGCTGAGGTGGGGAAACTGAATATTTCGAGGGCCTGCGGAACCTGCCTGCTCAAGTCGGCCTGATTCCTAGACAGGTTTAGACGGATGAACGCCTATGGCAGCTCTTCGAGGTGAGGTGAAAGCCTTCATTGTTCAGGCTCTCGCATGCTTCGACACGCCCACGCAGGTTGTTGAGGCTGTCTCAAAGGAATTTGGCATCAAGATCACCCGGCAGCAGTGTGAGTCGCACGACCCAACGAAGGCGGCCGGGCAGAAGCTGGGGCAGAAATGGGCTGAGCTATTCCACCAGTGCCGCGAACGCTTCCGCGAAGAGACGGCAGATATCCCTATCGCCAATCGGGCATTCCGTCTGCGAGCCATGAATCGGTTCGTGGAGAGGGCGGAGACGATGAAAAACATCGTGCTCGCGCTCCAAGTGCTCGAACAGGCAGCCAAAGAGGTGGGCGACGTCTACGTGAATCGCCGCCTCGAACCTGAAAAGCCGCTGGGCTCCCAGGCTGATCAGCAGCACGCGGTCGCTGAGTACAAGCTGGAGCCTGATGAGAATGTCCCGACTACCCCGTACCTTTGACGCGCCGGTAAGGCTGACGCCGAAGCAGGCGAACATCTATGTGTGGGGGTTCCAGCCTCAGGCCCGGTTCCGCGATGCGGTTTGCGGCCGTCGATTCGGCAAGACCTTCCTTGGCAAGGCAGAGATGCGCCGCGCGGCCAGACTGGCTGCGGAGTGGGGCGTGAGCGTCGAGGATGAAATTTGGTACGGCGCGCCGACCTTCAAGCAGGCGAAGCGCGTGTTCTGGCGTCGACTCAAGCAGGCGATCCCGGAAGCATGGCGCGCTCACCGGCCAAATGAGACCGAATGCTCAATCACGCTTAAGTCTGGCCACGTCATGCGTGTGGTCGGGCTGGACAACTATGACAATCTGCGCGGCTCTGGCCTGTTCTTCGTCCTGGTGGACGAATGGGCGGACTGTCCATGGGCTGCGTGGGAAGAAGTTCTGCGCCCGATGCTCTCGACGTGTCAGTACACACTGCCGGACGGGGAGATGCGCAAGGGTGGCCACGCGCTGCGTATTGGCACGCCGAAAGGCTTCAACCATTGCTATGACACCTATCTCGACGGGCAGGAAGGCGGCGAGCCAGACCACAAGAGCTGGCAATACACCTCGTTGCAGGGCGGCAATGTCCCAGCTGAAGAGCTTGAGGCGGCAAGTCGCAAGATGGATCCTCGAACCTTCCGACAGGAATACGGGGCCAGCTTCGAGAACTATGCTGGGGTCGTCTACTACACGTTCAGCCGCGCGGAGTGCGCCACCACTGAGCGCATCAAGCCCGGCGAAGCTCTGCACATCGGCATGGACTTCAACGTCATGAAGATGAGTGCCGTGGTGTTCGTGGTGCGTGACGGGCTGCCGCTGGCCCTCGATGAGTTCCACAAGGTCCGTGACACGCCGGAGATGATCGAGAAGATTCAGGCCCGATTCCCCGGCCATGAGATTGCGGTCTATCCCGACGCCAGCGGCCAGAACACCAGCAGCAAGAACGCCAGCGAGTCTGACCTGTCGCTGCTCAAGAAAGCGCATTTCACTGTGGTGGTCGACTCGACCAACCCTGGTGTCAAAGACCGGGTAAACGCGCTGAATGCAGTGTTCCTGAACACCTACGGTGAGCGCCGGTTGAAGGTAAACATCGACCAATGCCCGCAGTTCACGCAGTGCCTTGAGCGCCAGACCTACACCGACAAGGGTGAGCCGGACAAAGATCCGAAAAAGGGTCACGACCACATGAACGACGCGGCTGGCTACTTCATCGCCAAGCGATACCCGATCAAGACACAAACATCCGGCCTGCGCCGTATAGGAGGCCTTGCCTGATGCCTGTTCAATCCACAAATCCAGAGTACGACGTCCATCTGCCCGAGTGGCAGATGATGGACGATGCGCTCGAAGGCGAATGCGCGATCAATCGCAGCGCGAAGTATCTGCCCAAGCCATCTGGCATGGTCGAGGCGGAAAAGATTGATGCGACCGGGAATGCCTACCTCTACAAAAACTACCGCGACCGGGCCCAGTACGAGCACTGGGTGCGCGACTCTCTGCGTTCGATGATGGGCCTGGTCTCCCGGCTGATCCCTGAAATCAGCCTGCCGTCCGGGCTCAAGGACCTGGAAGACAACGCTACGGCCGACGGCTTCGACCTCAAGCAGCTATTCCTGCGCATGGTGCGCCAGACAGTCTCCCATGGGCGCATCCCGCTAGTGGTGAACGTCGACGACAGCGGCAAGCCGTACTTCTCGACCTATGCCACACGCAACGCCATCAACTGGGATACGGCTGACCAAGGCGGTCGGCAGGATCTGGTACTGGCGGTGTTCCGCGAGTTCCGGCGGAAGGCAGAGGACCGTTACAGTCATGAATGCACCACGGTCTACCGCGAGTTCTACATGGTCGACGGCGTCTGCTACACGGCGGTCCGCGACGAAGGCGGCGAACTGATCGAGGACGAGCGACCACTCGGTGCGATCGGTAACAACAATCAGTTGGTGCGCGGCTTGGGCTACCTGCCGGTCATCTACTGCGGCTCTACCGACAACTCCCCGGACGTCGACGAAGTCCCGCTGCTGACAATGGCGCGCGCCGCCGTGAAGTCCTACCAGCTGAGTGCCGACTACTTCACCGCGCTGCACCAGACCAGCCACCCGCAACCGTGGGTCGCCGGCCTGGATGAGAAGGTTGAATTGACGGTCACCGGCCCATCTGCGGCATGGGATTTGGGCCCCAGCGGGTCGTGCGGCTATCTGGAATTCCAGGGCGCGGGAATCGAGGCCGTTCGCACGGCGATGAGTGACCAGAAGAGCGCTGCGCTTGAAGCTGGTGCCAAGGTCATGGACGCCACCGGCGGTACCGAGTCGGGGGAAGCCCGGAAGACCCGCCAAAACGACCAGCACGCCACGCTGCACAGCATCGTCATGTCCGTCGCAGAAGCGATTGAGCAAGGCCTGCGTTATGCGGCCGAGTGGACAGGCTACAACCCCGACGATGTGACGTTCACGGTCAAGCCTGAGTTCATCACGCCAGTTGTCGATCCTCAGGTGCTGGCGGAGCTGCAAAAGGCAGTCATGGCGGGCACCGTAAGCGCCGATACCTACTGGCTCTACCTCACCACCGGCAAGCTGCCCGAGCGGGGCTACGACGACGAGTCGGAACTGATCAGCGACGAACGTGAGTCCGCTGGCATCAACCTGGACAAAGACAATGGCGACGGTACCGCTGGATCAGGACGGGCAGCTGCTGGAGCAGACGACCCGGCACTCGGTGATGATCGAGCGGCTTAAGGCTGGCGAGGTCAAGAAATTCGAGAAGTACCTGCGCCAGATCGACACGCTGGTTCGCGACCAACTCACCCGCAAGGAGCTGACGACCTACAGCCGTCAGCGCCTGGAAGAGTTTCTGGCGCGCGTCGATGGCAAGCTGTTGGACATCTACAAGGCCTACGCCGATGTGGTTCAGGCTGACTTGGTGGACATCGCGCTCTATGAGTCGACGTTTGAGGCCAGCAGCCTGAATCATGCGTTCTCGATTGATGCTGTCGTGCCGAGCAACGCGGTGATCCGTGCGGCGGTGTTCTCCTATCCGCTGCAAGTGACTGGCCTTGACGGCGGTAAGCTGCTGGAACCATTCCTCAGCGGCTGGACACGCGCCGAGGCGATGCGGGTTACCAATACGATCAGGCTCGGCTTCGGCCAAGGCCAAACGAACGCCCAAATCATCCAGGCTGTTCGCGGTACCGCCGCGCAGAACTTCACTGACGGCGTTCTGGCAATCAGCAACCGCAACGCGGCATCGGTGGTGCAAACCGCGATCCAGCATGTGGCCACGACCGCGCGGATGGAGACGTTGAAGGCGAACCCGGATGTCGTTCAAGGCTACCGCTGGGTCTCTACGCTGGATCGCAAGACCTCACAGCAGTGCAAGGGGCTCGACGGCCGCGTGTTCAAAGTGGGTAAAGGGCCCTTGCCGCCGGCACACATCAACTGCCGGTCAACAACCACGGCGGTGACTCGGCTGGATGACTTCTTCTCGGATGGCGCCACTCGCGCGTCGGTTGGTGATAGCGGAGGCGGGCAGGTTGACGCCTCGCTGACCTACTACACCTGGCTCGCGACTCAGCCCGCGAGCTTTCAGGATGCAGCGTTGGGCCCGGTTCGAGGAAAGCTCTTCCGCAATGGCGGCCTCTCGCCTGAGAAGTTCGCAAAGCTGCAGCTCAACAAAGTATTTAAGCCGCTGACCCTGGCGGAACTGAAAGAGATCGAGCCGGAAATGTTCAAGCGTGCTGGTGTAAGCTGATCGCCCAGCATGAAGGGCGCGCCATGATCATCGTCGAACACGGAAGAGGCACTAACAAGGGTGCAAACAGCTACGCCGACATTGAATCGCTTCAGTTTCACGGCAGCTATTACAGATACCCGATACCTGAAGGTCATCTCTCTCAAGAGGCATACCTATTGCGGGCCTGCGCGGCAATGGATGCGATGGTCTGGAAGGGTGCGCGAGTCTCGCCGACCCAGCCTCTGGCTTGGCCGCGTCGAGAAATCATTTTGCGTGACGAGTTTTTGAGTGAAGCCTTGGTTCCTTACGGCATCCGACACGGGCAGGTGATGCTGGCTATCGAAATGTACGCCGCTGACCACGGGCTCAAGGTCCGCGAGCCAACCCATGGCTACGACGGTCGAACGCTGATTCCACTCTCACGCAGCACGGAGGGATCGATGCTTGATCCTCCCTTGTGGGTCGCTAGTCGCACGCAGTTCGCCGATTACCTGGTGATGCGTGGATTGAGCGTCGTGAAATAGCAACACCTAAAGACTTAACAGACCTCGGCCATGCCGGGGTTTTTTTATGCCCGCAAAGCGGGAAATCAAACCCAAGGGGTGTACCAAGTGGCTGACGAAAACCAGATTGATCTTGAAGACCAGGCCGTAAAAGACGCTATCGCGGCAGCCGTTGAGGCTGCTACCGCCGGGCTCAAGAACAAGAACTCCGAGCTGCTTGGCAAGCTCAAGACGTCCACCAGCGAGCTGGAAGGCTTCAAGACTCAGTTCGAGGGCCTGGACATCAACGCGGTGAAAGGGCTGCTCGCCAAGGTCGGCCAGGACGAAGAGACCAAGTTGATTGCCGAGGGCAAGCTCGACGAGGTCATCACTCGCCGCACTGAGCGCCTGCGTGGCGACTACGACAAGCAGTTGGCCGCCGAGAAGGCTCGCGCAGATAAGGCAGAAACCTTCGCCGCGCGCTACAGCGACAAGGTGCTGGCCGATTCCATCCGCGCCGCTGCCATCAAGGCCGGCGCGCTGCCCGAGGCTGCCGAGGACATCATCCTGCGCGCCAAGGGCACTTTCAAACTCAGCGAAGACGGCGAGGCGATCGCCACCAACCGTGATGGCGAGGTCATCTACGGCAAGGACGGGAAAACGCCTCTGTCGCCGCTTGAATGGGCGGAATCGCTGCGTGAAACAGCAACACACCTCTGGCCAAGGGCTCAGGGTGCCGGGCAGACCGGCGACAACGGTGGCAAGGCCACGAAGAAGTGGGGCGAATACACGGAATCCGAGCGCGCTGCGCTGGCCCGCGACAACCCCGATGCGTTCAAAAAACTCTTGGCCACCAAAGGAACCTAATCCATGGCAACGACCCAACTGGCGGACATCTTTGTCGCCGATTACTACGGCACTATCGCGCCGGTCAACTCCCCGGAAAAGACTGCGGTCTTTGAGTCCGGGATCATCGTCAAATCGCCTGAGCTCGACGCCATCGCGCAGAACGGCCAAGGCACCTCGGAAATCAGCTACTGGCAGGATTTGGATGCTGACGAAGAGCCGAACATCTCGAACGACAACCCCGACGACCTGGGCGAAGTCGGCAAGGCAGAGCAGGGCTCCATGCGCGCCCGTACGCTCTACCTCAACAAAGGCTATGGCGTTGCTGACCTGACGTCCGAGCTGGCCAACACCGAGCCGATGCAGCACATCCGCAACCGCTTCGGCACCTACTGGACCCGCCGCTGGCAGCGTTACCTGCTCGGCGCCGCCCGTGGCGTGATCGCATCGAACATCGCCAACGACGCCGGTGACATGGTGGTGGACGCCGGTGCGACCATCAGCGCTGGCGCCTTCCAGGATGCTGCTTTCACCTCTGGTGACGCTGCCGACGTGTTCTCCGCGATCGGCGTGCACTCCGTGGTGATGAACCAGATGGTCAAGCAGGACCTCATCGAGTACCTGCGCGACTCCGACGGCCGCATCATCCTGGCCACCTATCTGGGCAAGCCGGTGTTCATGGACGACAGCCTCGTCTACGGCGCCGGCCGCTACCTGTCGGTGTTCTTCGGTCAAGGCGCGTTTGGCTACGGCGAGGGCACCCCAGCCGTTCCGGTCGAGCTGGAGCGCAAGCCAGGCGGCGGCAACGGTGGCGGTGCTGAAGTCCTGTGGGAGCGTAAGACGTTCATCCTGCAGCCTGCTGGTTTCAGCTGGAAAGGCAGCAACAACCAGAACCTCAGCCCGACCGCCGCTCAGTACGCTGCTGCTGCGAACTGGGAACGCGTGTTCGACCGCAAGCAGGTTCCGTTCGCCGCGGTGATCAGCGGCACCACCACCCCGTAATCCAACTGTGACGGGGCGTCTTCTGGCGCTCCGTCGCAAGGGAGCGAATCATGAAAGTGATCTACACCGACAAGCCGGGCAGCGAGCCTGGTGTGTGCTATCGACTGCTCAGTGAGTTCTTCGGGGTGATCAGCGCAGCGACCGATGTTTTCGTGCAGGGCGACAACCCCAACATCATCGAGGCCTACAAGCGGGCAGGCATCAAGGTCACTGGTGCCGATGAAAACGGACTGCGTACCGATGGCCCGACGGTGGCGGAGTATGTTGACGCTGGTTATCAGGCGAGCAACTACCCGCCGGCGGGCTACGCCTCGCGCAGCACTGCCGAAGAAGTCGAAGCAGCGATTGCCGCTCAGAAGCCGAAGGCTGACACCAACACTGAAACCGACCCGCTGAAAATGAAGGTCGACGACCTCAAGGCCTGGCTGACCGCGAAAAACATCTCGTTCGACGCCTCGGCCAAGAAAGAAGACCTGCAGGCCCTGGTGCCAGCGGAATAAGGACAAGCAAATGACCGACTTTATCACCGTCGCCGACGTTGACGCCCTGTTGGGTCCTGACTGGGCCGGCACCGGTGATCCGGTCCTTTCCGTGACCATGGCCAACGCCTGGCTCACGGACAAGATTAATAGACCTGTTGCCGATCCGACCCCTGACGCTATCAAGCTTGCAGGCGCTCAGGTTGCGAAGGAAGCGGCGGCGGGCAACTTGTACAAAGCGACCCAGAAGGAAGTGCTGAGCAAGACGGTATCGGCTCAGTCGGGCACTTCCGTCAGCAAGACCTATGCGGAAGGCTCGACTGACCTTTCCGCCGGCGAGAATTTCGCCCTCGCGCTATTGGCGCCGTGGGTCAAGCGCTCGGGCACGATCATGCTCAAACGGGTGTAGCCATGGGAATGCGCGAAGAGATTCAGGCCGAGCTGGCCGAAGCGTTTGACGATCCGGACGGCCTGGCAGACGCGGTGAAGCCCGTGGAAGGCTCGCGCAAGTCGACCCCGGTCTATGACCCGTCCACTGGCACTACCACTGGAGGAACTGTTACCTACACCGGGCGTGGGACCTTCGGCAGCTACCTTGCAAAGGAGATCGATGGGTCCCTGATTCAGACCACCGACGAGAAGCTGCTGATCCTCCAGAACGAGCTGTTCATCTCTGTTGCTGGCTTGCCGACGACGACACCCGCTGAGCCGAAGATCGGCGACATCATCGCGGCGAAGCGCGTGCTGAACGTGAGTCAAGATCCAGCTGGCGCAATCTGGACCGTTCAACTGAGGAAGTGACATGGCTTCCAAATATTCAGGACTGAGCGGCGGTTTTGCCGCGCAGATCCAGGCTTTTGCCGATCAGGCGCAGCAGGCTATCGACGCGACGTTGCGCGAGATAGTCATCGAACTGGGCAGTAGCGTGATTCGCATGTCGCCGGTGGGCAACCCGGAGATATGGGCGGCGAACGTCGCGCATCAGCAAAAGAACACCCGCGCCGCCGATGACTACGACTTCAAGGTTGCCGTCCGCAACACGCTGATCAATCTCGACGACAGCAATTTCACCAAGTCCGGCAATCTGCGCAAAGGCGTGAAGTACGCCAAGCCGCTGACCAAAGCTGAGCGGGTCCAGAACTTCAACGTGAATGGGCTGGTTTCCGGCAACGATTACGTCGGCGGGCGATTCCGTGGCAACTGGATGTTCAGCATCGGGTCGCCGGACAACACCACGACGGACGAGGTCGACCCGAGCGGGCGCAAGTCCACCGCCCGAATCGTCGACGGCGCGATCGAGTTCAAGGCAGGCGACACGGCCTACATCACCAACTCGTTGCCGTACGCTGTTGCATTGGAGTTTGGGCACAGCACACAGGCGCCAAACGGAATGGTCAGAGTGACGCTAGGGCGCTTCCAGCAGATAGTTCTCGACGCAATCAGGAACAACCAGGTATGAGCCACCAGATCATTCGCCGCATCTACGAACAGCGCCTTGCGGCTTGGGCAGGCCTGCGCGGTTTGCGGATCGCCTATCAGGGCGTGACATTCGAGCCCGGTGACAACGAGACCTATCTGCGCGCTTTCACGCTGCCCGCAGGCACCGACACACAAACGCTGGAAGGCACTGACCGGGTCTATACCGGCGTGTTCCAGATCAGTGTCGTGACGCCGGCCGGTAACGGCACCGGCGATGCTGAAGGCCTGGTCGAAGACCTTGACGACTTGTTTCCCACGTACCTGCGACTGCAGCAGGGCGACTTCGAAGTGATGGTGCTGACACCGGTCGAGCCCGGGCCCGCAATTCAGGACGGCACAACGCTCACCGTTTCGGCGTCCTTCCAGTACCGCGCCGACCGCACATAACCCGCCCATTGGGCAAACCCTGAACCCTGCCGAGTGTGGGGTTTTTCATTTCTGTACGAGGAAAACCCAATGAGTGCCATTCTTCCCAACGGCTCGATCTTTGAAATTGCTACCACCTACAGCGCGCCGAAGCCTTTCACCGCTATCACCAATGCCAAGCCGCCTGAAGCCACTTCCGCCGCGCACGGCTTCGATGATGGTGATGTGCTGGTGGTGACCTCGGGCTGGACCCGCCTGAACGACAAGGTTGTCCGCGTGACTGGCTCCGACACTGACAGCTTCGAGCTGGACGGGATTGATACCACCAAAACCTCCGTCTACACCGCCGGTTCTGGTCTCGGCTCTGTGCGTGCGGCCAGCGGCTGGGCGCAGATCAGCCAGATTACCGACAACAGCAGTTCCGGTGGTGAGCAGCAGTTCGCGACGTTCGGCTTCCTGGAAGAGTCCGACGACCGCCAACTGCCAACCACCAAGAACCCGATCACCTTGTCGCTGACTGTCGCCGATGACGACAGCCTGCCGTACGTGGCGGCGGTGGAGGCGGCCGACGATGATCGCGAGCCCCGCGTGCTGCGCCTGACCCTGCCGAACGGCGCAACTATCTACTACAACGCGTACGTGTCGATCACACCGACTCCGACGCTGACCCGCAACAACGTCATGGCCCGCGTGATCACGCTGTCCCTGGCATCGCGTCCAACTCGCTACAAGGCGGCCTAATCCATGGCGACGAAACTCAAAATTGCCCAGGGCGCGACGTTCAAGGCGGACGTCGATATCCCTCGCGTTGGTGGCACCTTCAACCAGGTATCGTTCGAGTTCAAGTATCGGAACCGACGTGAGCTTGCGGCGCTCTTCGCGGGTTGGCAGCAATCCGCCAAGGATGAGCAGCAGCGACTCAAAGAGAAGGGTGACGATATCACCCTCATCGATATCACTGATGCGCACATCGAACGTCAGATCGAGCAGGTCGGTGAGCTGGTCGTGGGCTGGGGCTTCGACGACAAGTTCACTCCCGAGAACATCCGTGCCCTGGTCGAAACGTCGGCGGGCGCCGGCGACGCCATCGTGGATGCCTATCAGAACGCGTTCAAGGTGGTACGCGAGGGAAACTGAGGGCGGTCGCTCGCAAGCTATGGGAGCCGGGGCCATCAGATGAGGCTCTGGCATCCTTTGGTCTTACTCGCGCTGATATTCCGGATGAGGACGTGGAAGTTCTCCCAGATGCCTGGCCAGCCGTTACGGTCTTCAATGCTATGTCGACCCAATGGCGCGTCGGGATGGGAGGGCCAGTCGGTCTGGATTATGGCGTGATCAGCGAAGTGGCCGCCTTTATTGGTTACACCAAAAAACAGACTGCCAAGCTTTTTCCGGACCTTCGGGTAATGGAGGCCGAGGCGTTGCTCGTCATGAGCGAATCGAAATAGTGGAGCACTCATGTCGGGCACAATCGCTGAACTTGGGATAGCGGTGGACTCGGGTGATGCCGTCCAGGCTGCGTCCGATCTGGACAAGCTCACGGAAGCGGGAGCCAGTGCTGAGAAAGCGGCCGAGGGCGTCACCACCGGTTTCAAGAAGACCGCCGATGCGGCTGACAAGCTGGCAGAGGCTGAGGCCCGCGCCGCACAGGCAACCGCGGATGCGAAAGCGCGCCTGCTGGAAACCGCCCAAACGTCGCTGAAAAACAGCGAGTATTACCACCGTCTGACCACCAGCGTGGCGAGCACTGCCAGCGCGATGGATGTCAGCCGCGACTCCACGGCGAGCCTGCTCGCACTTCAGAAGCGGATGCAGGCCGAGTCTGATGCGCTCGTCGGCACTCTTCAGGATGAGGCCAAGGCCGCCAAGGATGCTGCGGCGGCCACCGGCGTTCAGGCGGAAGGCTTGCAGGCGCTGTTGGGCAAGATCAGCCCGGCACTCGCCGCGTTGCAGAAGCTTGACGATCAACAGGAACTGCTGAACAAACATCGCACCGCTGGCAACCTCGGCGAGGACGACTACAAAACCTTTTCAGCAGACATCGACGCCGCGCGGCAGAAGGTCAAAGGACTGGGCGACGAGACATCGAAGTTCAGCCTCAACACCAAGGGCGCGCGCGAGAACGTTCTTCAGCTGGGTAATGCCCTGGCCGAAGGCAACTTCCGCGTCGCCGCGCACAACCTGCTGGAGATCGGCACAAGCGCTGGCACGTCGGCGCTGCGCCTGGCTGCAATCCTGGCACCAATTGCAGCAGTTGCCGCCGTTGTCGCTACCCTGGGCATTGCCTACTACAAAGGCAGCGAGGAGGCCGACAGCTACAACAAGGCGCTGATCTCCACCGGCAGTGCCGCCGGCGTCAGCGCATCGCAGCTTGGCGGCCTGGCGCGCCAGGTCAGCGCTGTGGTGGGCACCACTGGGCAGGCGGCGGAAGTGCTCGCCACCTTGGCGGCCAACGGCAAGATCGCCGGCGACAGCTTTGGCGCGATCACCCAGGCGGCCATCGGCATGCAGGAAGCGACCGGCACCGCAATCAGTGCCACTGTCGCCGAGTTCGTAAAGATTGCCGACGACCCCGTGAAGGCGTCTGCGGCGCTGAACGAGCAGTATCACTACCTGACGGCGTCCGTTTACTCGCAGATTGCCGCACTGGAAGAGCAGGGCGATCACGCTGCGGCGGTAAAGCTCGCCACCGAGCAATACGCTGATGCGATCAACGAGCGCACCCCGAAGATTCTGGAAAACCTGAGCTTCTGGGAGCGCGGCTACTTGGCCGTGGTCAAGGCGGCTGATGGGCTGAAGAACCTAGGTCGTCCTGATATCGACGCCGATATCGCCAATGCCGAGAAGGATCTCGCTGGCGCGCAGGCCGGTGACATCGGCCTGTTCCAGAACAAGCAGGAGATGATCGAGTACTACACCGATCGGCTCAATTTCCTGAAAGACACCAAGGCAGCAAATGCCGACATCGCTAAATATGATGCCGAGCAGGCGAAAGCGCAGCAGGATTCGATCGGGGCCATGTCCAAGATCGATGCGCTCACCAAGTCCTCCTGGACCAATGAGCAGAAGCGCACCGACGCGGTAAAGGAATACAAGAAGTGGCTGGACGACATCCGGAAGACCGATCCGAATGACTCCCGGCTCAACCAGGCGACCGTCGACAAGAACATCGCCAACATCAACGACAAATTCAAGGACCCGAAAGGCCCGGCTAACCAGCTGAACCTGACCGGTTTCAACGATGCACAGAACAACCTAAAGTCGATCACGGGTTACTACCAGAACCTCGAAAAGGAACTGGATTCCGCGCAAAAGGCCGGGCTGGTGTCGGCTGAGTCCTACAGCAGCCAGCGCGTCGCGATCGTTGAGCAGGAAAAGAGCGATGTCACCGCGGCCTACGAGGCTGAGATCGCTGCCCTGCAAGCGGTGCGCGACAAGTCGTCGACCACGGGCGAGCAGCGCATCCAGCTTGACCAGAAAATCGCTGATGCTCGGACCAGCATGGTCAAGGCGCAGAAGGACGCTGACAGCCAACTGGAGGTGCTGGCCAGCAATGAAAAAGGCCGGATCGACAAGCAGACCCGCTCTATCGCCCAATACGTACAGGCGCTGGATCAGCAGCAGAAGGCGCTGGAATTGGCCGGGCAGCGCGCTGTGCTGGGCGTTGGTCGCGGCGATCGCCAGAACGCGCTCGATGCACAGCTCAATGCGCAACAAGATCGGTTCGCCCAGCAATCGCTGGACCTCGCGAATCAGATGTCCGATCCGTCGCGAAACATGTCCGACGAGGAGTTCGCGAAGAAGTCCCAGGCTCTGGCCGATGCCAACAAAAAGGCGACCGACCAGATCCGCCAGAACTACGCCGATGTGCAGGCCGCCCAGGGCGACTGGACCAACGGCGCCACGTCTGCTTGGGAAAACTACCTCGACAGCGCCCGGGATATCGCTGGCCAGACGAAATCGCTCTTCACCAATGCGTTTTCCAACATGGAAGATGCAGTGGCGAACTTCGCCATCACTGGCAAGCTGTCCTTCAGCGACTTCACCAAATCGGTTATCTCTGATCTGGCTCGCATCGCTACCCGGCAGGCTACCTCGGGGGTTCTCAGCACTCTGTTCGGTATCGGCGCCTCAGCTGCAGGGTCTTACGCTGGTGGCTCTTCGGCAGGTTCCGGTGCGAGTTCGGGGTTCGACTACAGCTTGGGTTCTGCATCCTCTGGGATTTCTTACGGTGGTGGTCGTGCCACTGGCGGCGATGTTGCGCCTAACTCGCTGTACCAGGTCAATGAAGTGGGTCCCGAGCTGTTCAGCCAGGGCGGCAAGTCCTATCTGATGACAGGAGCAAATGGCGGAAGCGTTACCCCGCTTGGTTCGGGGGCAGGCGCTGTCGCTGCCGGTAGTGCTGGCGGAAGCCCAAATGTCTACATCAGCATCGCCAGTGACGGCTCATCGCAGGTCAGCTCGGATACTTCGGGCCTTGAATCCTTCGGCAAGCAGATCGGTGAAATCGCGGCTCAGAAGTATCGCGAGCTCGAGGCGAAATCGCTTTCGTCGCAGGGCAATATCAGGCGAGCAATAAACGGAAGATGAGAGGCGGGGCTACTCAAGCCCCGCAACTCCTACAGCGCCGCTTTTGCTTTATCGATAGCGATCAATTCGACCTGATCGAAAGTAAGTGAGCCAGGGTTCTCATGCTCAAAATCGACGTCGATGCTGCCTCCAATCTTCGACTCAAAATCTGAGAACACGATATTCAGCTTCGCTCGGACGGTGGGTAGTGGATCTTCGTTGGAGTAGTTCGTAATTGCGAAGGAGAAAAGCTTGAGATTCATGGCGCGTCCTATTGGCTGAGAGGCTTTTCATAATGCCAGAAATATTCACCTGGACGCCGGACGCAAAGCCGACCGGCAAATATTCCAACCGAACGAAGTCTGCAAAGTTTGGCGATGGATATGAGCAGGTGGTCGCGGACGGGATCAACAACGAATCCCAGTCGTGGCCGCTAACGTTCACCAGCAGCAAGGTACGAGCCGATCAGATCATGGCGTTCCTGAGAGCGAGGAAGGGTTACCAGTCGTTTAGCTGGAAGCCCCCGTTCGGCGATCAGGCACTCTTCCGCTGTACTGAGTACACCGCCACTGACCTGGGCGGCGGCCAATGGGCTGTATCCGCCACCTTCGACCTGTCATTCCAACCCTGAGGTAACCCATGGGCATTAATGCCGACATCCAGACGCTGGAGCCGGGAGAGCGCGTGGAGCTTTTCGAGCTGGACGCCACGCTAGTAGGTGCCGAGCTTTACCGGTTCCATGGCTACAGCAAACTGGGGTCGATCTGGTGGCAGGGCCTGGAGTACTCGCCGTGGCCGATCCAAGCGACAGGCTTTGAGATCACAGCCGACGCCCAGCAGCCAAATCCATCTCTGCTGGTGGGCAATGTCACCGGATTCATCAGTGCGCTGTGTTTGGGCTTCGAGGATCTGATCGGTGCGAAGCTCACACGTCGCCGAACGCTTGGGCGCTACCTAGATGCGGTCAACTTCCCCGGTGGTAACGCTGAAGCAGACCCTGACGAGGAGTTCTCCCCTGACATCTGGTACATCGAACAGAAACTGGGCGAGGACAAAACGAAGGTCGAGTTCTCCCTGGCTTCACCGATTAACCTCAATAACAAGCAGCTGCCAGCGCGCCAGATCGTCGCGAACTGCTGCCAGTGGTTGTCGATCGGTGGTTACCGTGGGCCGTACTGTGGTTACACCGGCGGACCAGTGGCGACCGACGACGACATCATTACCACCGATGCCGCCAGCGACATGTGCAGCGGCACGCTCAAGGGCTGCAAGTTTCGATACGGCGAGACCGGCCAGTTGCGCTTTGGCTCGTTCCCGTCAGCTGGGAGGATCGGATGAAGATCACGAAATCAACGCTTGATCATATCCATCAGCAGGCGATTCAGTGCTATCCGGCCGAGGCCTGCGGCCTGATCATCAGAGAAGGGCGGGCGCAGGTATACGTACCATGCACGAACGTGGCCACAACCACTGGTGAACACTTTCGGCTCGCTCCCGCAGAGTATGCCGCTGCCGAAGATCGCGGCACCGTGCTGGCGGTAGTGCACAGTCATCCGGACTATTCGCCGCAACCCAGCGAAGCAGACCGGGTAGCGTGCGAAGCCAGCGGCTTGCCCTGGCACATCATCGAAGTGCGAAAGGGCGACGATGGAGTGGTCTCTGCCGGTGAGCTTTTCAGCTTCACTCCCACAGGCTACCAGGCGCCACTGATTGGCCGGCCGTTCCATCACGGAACGCTTGATTGCTACCAGATGATTGTCGACTACTACCAGCGCGAGCTTGGCATCACGCTCAAGCAGTACGGGCGCGAGGACGACTGGTGGAGCAACGGCGGCAACCTGTACATGGAGAACTACGCCGATGCAGGGTTTTCGCCTGTGAACGATCTGCAGCAGGGTGACGTGATCATCATGCAGGTGCGGGCGCCAGTCCCGAATCACGCGGGCATCTACTTGGCCGATGGCATCCTCAAATCAGAGCCGGAGCATTACCCGGCGCCGCGATCAATCCTGCACCACCTGCACGGGCGAGACAGTCGCCGCGACGTTTACGGAGCCTTCTGGGCGGAATCCACACGGCTGATCCTTCGGTACAAGGACATGATCCAATGACCTCGATTAACTATGCCCCAAACGAGCGCCTACGCACCATCCGACTGTACGGCACCCTTGGCGCACGCTTTGGCCGCGTTCATACCCTGGCCGTTAACAGCGCTGCTGAAGCCTGCCGCGCGCTTGGCGTGCTGCTGCCGGGCTTCGAGCAGTTCATGATCGGCTCCAGGGATAAGGGCATGACCTTCGCCGTTTTCCACGACAAGCGCAACATCGGGAAAGATGAACTTGGCGATCCGCCGGGCCGCGCCGAGATCCGCATTGCGCCTGTGATCCAAGGATCGAAGCGCGCTGGCACTCTTCAAACGGTAGTGGGAGTAGCCATATTCGCCGCAGCAGTATTTTTCTCTGGTGGCGCTGCGGCAGGCTCCGCAGGGCTTTTTGCAGGGTCCGCAGGCTGGGGCATTGTTGGTTCAATCGGTATTTCCCTTGCTCTTGGTGGGGTTGCTCAGATGATCGCCGGCACACCAAAAGGTTTGGGGGCGCAGGACCAGGCTGATAACAAGCCCAGCTACGGTTTCAACGGCCCAGTGAACACGCAGGCCCAAGGCAACCCAGTCCCCTTGGGGTATGGGCGAATGATCGTCGGCAGCGCTGTGATCAGTGCAGGCATTTATGCAGAAGATGCGCAGTGATAGTCTCGGACCTTCTTTCATGAGGGACCGACATGCGTATTCTTACAGGCATTCTCACTTCTTTATTGCTGGCTGGCTGCAGCACCTCACCAGTATCGATTGATAAGGCTGATCCAGTTCCGCAAGCCAGGATTCACGGCTTTTCCACTAAGACCGAGTCTCAACTGGTCGTCACCAGAGACACCGGACTATTCGGGTCGGGCGTCAACTACAGCCTGTACATCGACGGGGCTCTGGCCGCGGAGTTTGCGTCGGGCGAGGTAGCAAGATTTGGCATTTCACCTGGCCGGCATATCCTTGGCCTTGCACCAAGCACCATGTTCGGTGGGAGCCAGCATGAATCTGAAATAAACGTAAAACCGGGCGAGGTCATCCGCCGGCGAATATCGCTCGATGGTGGCGGTTTTCATCTAACCCCCACCGCATACTGAATCACACAAACCCGCTCCGGCGGGTTTTTTTATGCCCGGAGAAAAGTGCATGGGTTCGCTTCAAGAGATCAGCGGCGCCAAAAGCAGTGGGTCGAGCCAGAAGGCGGCGACCGAGACGCCAGACAGCCTGATCAGCATCGCCTATGCAAAAGTGCTGGATGCGATCAGCGAAGGCCCCATCGCAGGCCTGGCCAACGGCAACCAGTCGATCTTTCTGAACAACACGCCTTTGGCCAATGCCGACGGCAGCCTCAACTTCACCGGCGTTACCGTGGGCACGCGCACTGGCGAGGCTGATCAGGAATATCTGCCGGGCTTCCCATCCGTCGAAAGCGAAACGGGCGTCGGCATCGAGCTGAAGTTTGCCAGCCCTTGGGTTCAGACGATCAGTAACACCGAACTGTCCGCCGTGCGCGTGCGCCTGGCTGTCCCGTACCTGACCTACACCGACGACAAGGGCAACATCAACGGCTTTCAGGTCGCTTACGCGATCGATATCGCCACCGACACTGGGCCCTACGTTCAGGTGGTGAACTCGTCGTTCAACGGCAAGACCACCAGCACCTACGAGCGTAGCCATCGCATTGACTTGCCAGCATCGACGACTGGCTGGCGCGTGCGTGTGCGCCGTCTGACGCCGGACTCGACCACGTCGAACATCCAGAGCACCACCAATATCTCGTCTTACACCGAGATCATTGACGCAAAGCTGCGCTACCCGTACACCGCCATGGTCGGCATCACCGTCGACGCTTCGCAGTTCTCCAGCATTCCGTCCAGGGCGTTCGACTGCAAGCTGCGCATCGTCCGCGTGCCATCCAACTACTTTCCGGACACCCGCACCTACGTCGGCACATGGGACGGTACGTTCAAGCTGGCGTGGACCGATAACCCCGCCTGGATCTACTACGACCTGATTCTCAACGACCGCTACGGGCTTGGCCAACTGATCACTGCCGCCCAGGTCGACAAGTGGGGCCTGTACCAGATCGCCGGCTACTGCGACGAGATGGTCGCCGACGGCAAGGGCGGTCTTGAGCCGCGCTTCACTTGCAACCTGTACCTGCAGACCCGCGCCGATGCGCTTCAGGTGCTTCAGGACCTGGCCAGTATCTTCCGTGGCATGGCGTATTGGGCGGCTGGCTCGGTCGTGGCCTCGGCCGACATGCCGACCGATCCGGTGTACACCTACGCGAATGCGAACGTGATCGACGGCCTGTTCACCTACGTGGGCAGCGCACGCAGCACGCGCTTCTCCGTGGCTCTGGTGAGCTGGAACGACCCGTCCAACTTCTACGAGAAGAAGGTCGAGTATGTCAGCGACCAGAAAGCCTTGGCGCGATACGGCGTGCAGCAGACCGAGATTTCTGCGTTCGGCTGCACTTCGCAGGGCCAGGCGCAGCGCCTCGGGCACTACACACTGCTGACCAACCTGCTGGAAAACGAAACCGTCAGCTTTGCTGCTGGCCTGGACGGCACCATCGCGCGCCCGGGCCAGATCATTCGCATCGCGGATGCTGACCGAGCAGGGCGAAGAATTGGCGGCCGGATCAAAGCAGCCTCTGCGCGCACCATCACGCTTGACGCCGATGCAGCGGTATCGGTGGGCGATTCCGTGACGGTGATCCTGCCGACCGGCGTGGCGCAGACCAAGACGGTTACCGGCTATGCCGATCGAGTCATGACTGTCGGGACGTCGTGGACCGCCATTCCGGTCGCTCAGTCGGTTTTTGCGATCGAGAGCAGCACGTTGGTCGCGCAGACCTACCGAGTGCTGTCGGTCGCCGAGAACTTCAGCGACACGGAGATGAAGTACGACATCACGGCCGTGAAGCACGTGGCGGGCAAGTACGCCGCGATCGATAACGGCGCGCAAATTGTTCAGTTGCCCGTGACAGTTATCCCGCCCAGCGTGCAACTGCCGCCGACCAACATTCGGCTGTCGTCCTTCAGCGCTATTGACCAGGGCGCCGCAGTCACGACGATGCGCGTCGAGTGGGATGCGCCGGCGAATGCGGTTTCCTATGACGTCTGGTGGCGCCGCAACAGTAACGATTGGGTTTATGCGGGCCGAACCTACTCAGCAGCGATTGAGGTGGTCGGCATTTACGCAGGGACGTACCTGGTTCGCGTGGCGGCCCTGAACTCGCTGAATGCTGCTTCGATCTGGGGCTACAGCGAATCCACGCTGCTCAACGGCAAAGAAGGCCTGCCGCCGGCGGTGACCTCACTGACGGCAACGCCGCTGATCCTCGGCATTCACCTGAAATGGACTTTCCCACCAGGTGCGGAAGACACCCAGCGCACGGAGCTCTGGTACGGCCCGACCACGGACCTCGCGGCCGCGACGAAACTCAGCGACCTGGCCTACCCGCAGTCCGAGTACAACATGCAGGGCCTGCTCGCGGGCGTGACGTTCTTCTTCTGGGCGCGGCTGGTCGACCGGACCGGCAACATCGGTCCGTGGTACCCGTTCGGTCAGGGCGTGATGGGGCAGAGCAGCTCTGATGCTGGGCCTATCCTCGATTATCTCGCCGGCCAGATCGGCGAATCGGAGCTTGGGCAGGAGTTGCAGGACAAGATCGATCTGATCGACGGCCTGCAAGAGCAGATCGATGCGCTGGACGGCCTGAAAGCCTATGACCCGAATGCGACTTACACCAAGGGCCAGATGATCGTCATGGACGGTCGCATCCTCCAGGCGGCCAAGAACGTGCCGGTGAACACACCGCCGCCCAACACTGCGTTCTGGACGGACGTCGGTCAGAGCGTCGAGACAGCCAATGGCCTGGCGCAGCAGGTGGCGACCAACACCACCGACATCACCACCATCGACGGGAGGGTGACGGCCCAGGCTTCAAGCTTGCAGGCGCTGCGGTCATCCGCCCGGGATGACGATGGTGAAGGTGACCTGGCCGATGCCCTGAAGGGCTGGAGCAGCACGGCCAGCATCGTCACCGAGGCCAAGACCGCCGCCAGCGCGACCGAGGCAGTCGCGAAGAGCGTCACGCAGTTGACTGCTACGGTGGGCGACAACGCTGCGCAGGTTACCGATCTGCGCCAGGTGGTCACCACGAACCAGCAGGCCACGGCCACCGCGATTCAGCAACTGGGTGTGAAGGTCGACGGCAACACGCTCGATATTCAGACTCAGTCGCAGGCGCTGGTCGACGTGAACGGTAAGGTCTCAGGCTCCTGGTCCGTGAAGATGCAATACAACTCGGCGACCGGGCAGTACATCGCCGCCGGCATCGGGCTTGGCATTGAGAACACCGCAGCCGGACTACAGAGCCAGTTCCTGGTCTCTGCCGATCGGTTCGCCATCGTCAACACCATCGCCGGCGGTGCCGTCTCGGTTCCGTTCGCGGTGCAGGGCGGGCAGGTGTTCCTCAACCAGGCGTACATTCAGGACGGGACCATCACCAACGCCAAGATCGGCAGCTTCATCAGCTCGACGAACTACGTGGCGGGCCAGACCGGCTGGATCTTCAACAAGGACGGCACGCTGGAAATCAACGGCGGCGCACCGGGGCAGGGGCGAATCGTCGTTAACAACCTGTATGTCGCGGTCTATGACGGCAATGGCATGCTTCGCGTGAAGCTGGGTAATTTGGGGTGATTCATGGCCTACGGCATGCGGGTGTGGGACGCCTCGGGAAACCTGCGCATGGACGAAAACTCGTTCACTGTGCGGATTGTCCTGTCGGTAGTCGTCAACAATAGCGGCTGGACAATCGTCAACTCGCAGGGCGCGGGGTATCAGGATTTCAGTTGTCCAGGCGTCACGCCGTCCAATGCCTCGGCCACTTGCCTTCCTGTGGCTAATTACACAAGCAATGAGACTCAGTTCGAAACCGAGGTGCGGACAGACGTGGTGCGGGTCTATAACTACAATCGGGGGTACGCCGGATTTACCAACCCGGCAACCACGGCTTCAATGCGACTGATCGTCGTGAGGATGTCTTGATGTCGTATGGCTTTCAGTTCATGAACAATAGCGATGTCGTAACGCTAGACTCCGAATTTGCGCGGCTTGTCGTTCTTGATCAGGGCGCTTACTCGCCAAACGCGGAGAGCGGCTTGCGTGCGAACGTAAATTTCTCACGTGTGATCACCTCGCAAGAACCGCCATTGATTTTCGCTAAGCCAACCGTAGTCAGTGGGCAGGCAGCAATTACCAGCGTTTTGATATACGGATCTCCTGGTAACTGGACCGGGTTCGGCATTCGCACGCGAAGCGTGAACCATGCGCCCCCAAATGGCACATGGTTCGTTGGCGCCTTTGCTGCGCAAGGTGTAAGCCAATACGGTATGCAGCTTTTCGACGGATCGGGGAAGCTTCTTTTCGATAGTGGAAACCCATGCGCGGTATTTACGGCGGCATATCAGAACTGGGCATATGCCTTCACGCAGACCCTAGACGTTGGCGTAACTAATTTCTTTTCCAGTCCAAAGCCGATCAACACCGTGGACTACATGCTGATCAATAACTACAGCATGAACGTGGTAGCAGGGTCTAACTCGGGCGCTCTTGTCGCAAGCGTTTGGGATTTCACTAATGGGACGCTGTACGCAACTATGACGTCTTCAGCTAACTCTCAGACGTTCTACCTGCCCGCCTTATTCGCCAGGCTCGTCGCTTAACTTTTCCAAACCAAAGGAATTACATATGCCCTGGTACAGAGCCGGGACGGTTTCTGTCGTCCAAAATTCGAATGCGGTGACCGGTACCGGCACAGCATTTATCGCCAATGCGCGGGTAGGGGATGCCTTTCGCGGCCCGGACGGTGCCTGGTATGAGGTGACCAACATCCCGAGCAACACCTCGATGTCCATCTCGCCGAACTATCAGGGCGCGAGCAGCAGCTCGGGTGCCTACGCGCTGGCGCCAATGCAGGGCTACGTGAAGGACTCTGCCGACGCCCTGCGTGCATTGGTGAACCAGTTCGGGCCGGTGCTGGCGGTGCTCGGCACTACAGGCACCCTGGCGGGTGTTCGCTCCGCGTTGAACCTGACCAACACCGATGGCTTGCCTGAAGGCGACAACAAGTACTTCTCGGATTTTCGGGTGCGCGCGGCGGTGCTCACCGGGCTGGTGACGACCAGCACTGCCGATGTGGTTGCAGCCGATAACGTCTTGACCGCCATCGGCAAGCTGCAGGCGAAGGCCGCTGCTGCTGTGACGGCACTCGGTCAAAAGGCTGCCAGTGGCACCAACAGCGATATCAAATCCCTGACCGGCCTGACCACCGCGCTGTCCGTCGGCCAGGGCGGTACCGGCGTCACCACAACGGCAGCGCTGCTGTCTGCGCTGCTGGCGGCGGGCGCCTTCGGCAAGAGCAACATCCTCGGCAGCGTCGGGCAGAGTGGCGGGGTGCCCACGGGCGCCATCATCGAGCGCGGAAGCAACGCTGCCGGTGAATACACACGCTTCGCCGACGGCACCCAGATCTGCTACTGCAAACCCTCTGGCATCGTCAGCGCCTCAGCTGGCCTGAACGTTCTGGGGCCTTACTCGACCCCGGCGGCGTTTGCCGCATCGGACTTCATCGTCCTGGGCAACGCAGTGCCGCAGGGTACGAACGATCAATACGGCATTGTCCTGGCGTATCCCGCCAGCGTTGGGTCGTTCAACCTGGTGCTGCGTAACGGTGCGGCTGCCCAGCAGTTCGCGAGCTTCCGAATTCTTGTCGTCGGCAGGTGGTTCTAATCATGATTATCAAATTGCACCCGCAGCGCCGCGATGAGCTGCTCGAAGTCCACAAGAGCGGCGATACGCTGGTCATCAACGGCGAGCCGCTGGACTTCAGCCCTCTACCGGACGGCGCCACGCTCCCGGCCGGCGCTGTCGATAGCCCATGGTTCACCGGGGACGTTGATCGCGTGAACGGCGAGCTGGTAATCAACCTGCTGCTGCCATTGCCAGTCAACTACAGCCAGGCGCAGGCGTTTCCCCAGGACCTGGTGGGCGTCCCGGATGGTCCGGTGCTGCTGCCTCAACCGTTGCCGGTGCCCGAAGTTGTCGAAGAACCGCAGGAGTTGGCCGAATGAGCAAAATCGACTGGTCGAAAATGATCACCAAAGAGATGAAGGAGGCTGCGGCGCTGGCGCTGGTGCTTGCCGAATCCAAAAGCCTGCTCGCCCAGCGTAACGCCGTGGCTGCCGAGCAGATCGCCCGCATTCAGGACCGTGTGGACACGCTGGGGTACGGCGTTGATGCCGGCGTGGCCACCGAAGAGGACGAGGCCGAGCTGGCGGCGCTGACGATCAGCCTCAAATCGTGGAAAACCTACAAGTTCGCCCTAGGCAAGGTGGCCACGCAGCCGACCTGGCCGGCGGCGCCGGTATGGCCCCCAGCCCCCGCAATCCCTGAAATCGCCGCAGATCCCGCCGCGCTGTCGCTCGACACCGTCTGATCGCGACCCCCGCGACCCGGCCCGCCCAGCGCGGGTATTTTTTTGTCTGGAGAAAAGCGATGCCACGAATCCAATCCGATGCGGCGGGCGGCAAGAACGTACTAGCCTTCCTCGACATGCTGGCCTGGTCCGAACTGGGCGCCGATTACCTGCGCCGCAGCGATGACGGCTACAACGTGATCGTCACCGGCACCGACGGCGTGCTGGAGATGTTCTACGACTACAGCACTCACCCATTCGCCAATGGCCGGAAGTCAAAGGTGTTCAGCCGTTCTGGCCAGACCTCGAACGCCGCCGGCCGGTATCAGTTCATGCTGAAGGATTACGCCCACTACCGCGACCAACTGAAACTGTCCGACTTCGGGCCGGTGAGTCAGGATCGCTGGGCCATCCAACTGATCAAAGAGCGCCGCGCCCTGGACGACGTAAAGGCCGGACGGGTCGAGTCAGCGATCGCTAAGTGCCGGAACATCTGGGCAAGCTTGCCCGGGGCAGGGTATGGCCAGCGCGAGCACAAGATGCAGGATCTGCTCGACCAGTATGTCGCCGCTGGTGGGGTGCTGACATGACTGACCTGCGAGCTACGCTGCTCGCCTACGCACTGGGAGTGGCCGCAGCATCAGGTCTGGCGTGGTGGGGGCTGTCTTCCGCGTATGGTCGCGGCGAGGCGGCGGCCGATATGCGCTGGAAAGCCCAATGGGCCGATCAGGAGACGCTCCAGGCAAAAGGTTTGGCCGCCGCCACGACGGCCAATCGAACCGAAGAGCAACGCCGCCAAGCGGCAATCAATCAGGTAGCGAATGATGCGAAACAACAACAGGTTGCGGCGGTGGTTGATGCTACTGCCGCTGACGCTGCTGGCCAGCGGGTGCGCGACCAAGCAGGAAAACTGGCTGCCGGAGCAAGTTGCACCGCCGGCGATTCCGGAGCTACCCGCCGAAGCCAAGCAGCCACCCGCGCCGCCATGGTGCTTTCCGACCTGTTCCAGCGGGCTGACGCGCGAGCGGGAGAGCTGGCAAGAGCATATGACGCAGGCCGAATAGCCGGGTTGGCATGTGAGGCAGCCTATGCGGCTCTCAAATCAAAATGATTGTGATCTTCTAAAGTGCGGTGATATAACCGATCGCGATAGGAGTCTATTCATCAAGTTTGGGGGTTTATGTGTCGACTGTAACATATGAAGATACCAATCAGATGGTCAAGGCGCTCGCTCATGAGTTTGAAGATAGTTGGGTAAATCAGGAGTCGCTTAAATTTCTTAGGCGTGGGAAGTATGCCAAGACTCAAGTAAATATAAAGCATGTCCCGGAGGAGTGGAGCTCGAAAAGTTTTAGGTGCCAAAATGGACATGATTTTTATCCTGATTGGCTAGCAAAAATTCCACCGGTTTCTTGCTTTAAGCTGAAGAGTGGTATGTTCAGGCAGGCAACTGTTAATACCGCGTGTACAGTTTGTGAAGCTGGCTTTGATATGGAGATTTATCAGCCGCGAATCCGTGGTGAAAGCGCAATATTTGGAGATGAAGCGTTTAGGGAGGTTGATGGGAAAACAGTATTGTGTTACTCGTTTGTGGGCTTTTCTGGCGGACCCAAGAAGCGCAGAACGTTCAAGAAAGAGTTCGATAAAGCCAAAAAATACCTAGCTCCCACTATCAATCCGGATGACTGGGTTCTTCATGTTAAAGATTTAGTTGGTACCGAGCGCCGTAGAGGTATTGAACACTTGGCCCATCTCAATCGTGATCAGGTTATCAAAGGTTTGAAGCAAGTATTGGCTGTGATTGCAAAGTACAGTGCTTCTCAAAGCCTCAACGTGTACAGCGCGATCAGCGTAGTAAAGCAAACGCGACTCGCGGGTGCAACAAAGCTACAAGCTCAGTCGTTCGCGTATAGCGCTGCTCTGATGAGAGTGGTGTCAGAATATACGAGAGCTGGAGTTATGCCGGCTTTCTACTTTGAAAGAACGGGGTCGGATGGGTGGGCTAAAGACTTATTTGACGGGGGGCGTCTCACGTTGTTGTGGGCCCGTTTAACCAATGGGGTACCGGTGAAAAGCCCAGAGTTTGTTTTGCCAACGAATAATTTTCTTTTGGAAGTTGCAGATTCTATTAGTTATGTTGTTGCCAGAGAGTTGTATGCCGTCGGGAGTCGTGCTTCAGGTAAGCCGCTTAACGCGGAGTTTGATACGAAGCTGTTAGGCCGTACGAGGTATATATGGACAGATGCAGAGGGTGGGTGGAATAATTTTTTTGGGAATGGCTTTCCGATGGCGGCGATGTTTAAAGGTACTGATTGGGAACGATTTATTTAGTTGTTGGCTAGATGCATTGAATGCTAACCAAGCTGGGCGATCCATGGCGAGAAAATTTGCTTGAGCATTGAGGGTATTCGATGAAGCCTAAAGCCCCCGGCTTATCGGTAAACCGGGGGGGGCTATTTAACATACGACCCGTTATGGGTAACGCCGGTTACAGCATTTTGCTGAGCGGCACAGGTGGCTCAGGCTCGGCGGGCTTTCCCAGCACGTAAACCACTTGGGTAGTCAGTGACGCGCCTTGTACTGTCGGCTGCAGCCCTGGGACCACGGCCAGCAAGTGCCAGCCTTGGGCGAGCTTGGCATTCGCATCACGGCTGCCGTTGACTTCGATTACCTGTTTCACTTCACTGAACTGCATATCGACTCCTTGCTTTGCACAGTGGCCGTTCCAGGCTGGCCCGGCCGGAGTTCCTGTCTGCTCGTTATGGGTAACGCGGCGTCAGTCCTTTTTATCGTTTCCAAAAGCCCCAGCAGCGATGAACTGCTGACGGATCGGATTATTTGGATCGACCTCGGGTGCGGGCTTGCCCAATACGTAGCAAGGCAGATGTTTGCCGTTGTCACCATAGGAAGACGACGTCACTGCCAATAGCTTCCAGCCATCCCTAAGATGGCTATTGACCAATGACTCCCCGAACACTTGCTTGATTTCGACTGCATCGCTCATCTGCATCGGTCTTGCTCCTTGCACTGCATTGAGGCCGCGCCAGCCGGGCCCGGCCAGGGATGAGCGATTCTAATCACAGATTCGCCACCTGGCATGACGGCGGGCATAAAAAATCCCCTAGGACGCCGGGGGCTGGCTATGCAAGGGCCGGACGGCCTGAGAACTGAATCTGCCTGCTGAGCAATCCGCACAGCCTACGGTTTAATAACTCTCAGTCAAACCTCTGAAAATCAATGGGGCAAAAATGGGGCAACTCGTACGCCATTCCATGCCAATCCATGCTATTTAAGCGGCGTTCAATATTACTGGAAAGCCGCCTGTAAGCCCCGTTCGGTATGGCTTGCAGGCGGTTTGGGCATTAATACCCGAGCACAATTGGCGTTTGTCAGTTTGGCTGGATGCGCGAACCACCCACTGGACTGCGCCACCGGCCTGATTGCTTGGGATGATTGCCTTCCTGGCACGAAAGGATACGAGATTCGGCAGCAAAGCTTGGCCAATCTCGCAGGAGCAAAGGCGGCGAAAGATGCGCGGGATGATGCTCAATGGAGATCCTACGGCGCCACTCCGGGCACTGATGCTTACGTCAGTTGTCGCGTTCAGTTGAGCAAATAGGCCCGCTCACCCACCGAACAGATCATCCTGAGGGTCGCTGTCGACCGCCGCGATCAGATGCGGCCCCTGATTGCGCACATTCCCCACATCCTTGCTCACCTCGAACCAGGTAAATTCCTCGGTCGACCTGCAGCACTCCTTGGCGATCTCGGCGGCGCGCTCTGGCGTCGTCTCGGGATCAACCCATTCGCGAGCGTGCTCCGGGCTCAGCACCACTGGCCGGCGGTCGTGAATGTCCACCATGCCCTGATCTGAATCCGCAGTGATGATCACAAACCCGTCCTGCGGGTCTGGCTCCAGCCCCTCATGCACTTCTGCCAGCGCGGCGAAGAACATTGGGCCTTCCTCCTTCAGCCTGATGAAGTAGGGCTGCTTCTTCTTCGGATCATCCGGATCCTTCACCCACTCGAACCAGCCGTTGGCCGGGGCGAGCGCTCGGCCATTCGGCCACAGTTGTTTGAAAAACCTCCCTGTCATTACCGTTTCAACCCTGGCATTGATCGGCGCCGGACGTTTTCCTTCACCTTTCGCCCAGAACGGCGACCATCCCCATTTCACTTTGTCCACGCTCAGCCCGCCGTCCACCGGCCGGATAATCTCGACCCGGGTCGACGGCGCAACGTTGAAGCGCTGAATCGGCCAGAGGTCGTAGCCGTTGATGACGATCTGCTTAGACGCCAGGTCTTTGAGGTAATGGTCCATCGGCTCGTAGATCGAGTAGCGTCCGCACATGGTGTCACCTGTCGAAAATCGGCTTATACAGTATTGACCACGATAGCTCAGCTTAGTTAACTGTATGCATATACAGTATCAGAGAGAGCTGGCCATGTATTTCCTCATCACACCGCGAATACGCTTAGGCGTGGCGATCGACAAAAAGGAGCTCCCCAAGATTCTCCCGGTCCGGGGAGATGTCCACATCATCGAAACGCATGACGAACTGCTCGGGCGTACCACCACTACCGCCTGGGTATTCACCGCTGCCCCGGGGCCGGGAGTGCTTCCCCGTTTGCTGGACGTGACCATCACCGGAATGGCGACGAATGGGATGAACCTCACTGGCGTCGAGGTGATAGACGATGCGTTCTATGCGCAGTCATGGTGGTGCCGCTTTGAGTGACGGCATGCTTTTCGATCAGCAGAAAATCTCCCTCGATGAATTGTTCAACATCCGAGATCCGGGCACGTACCTGGTCAAGGTGGAAGGTGACAGCATGGAGGGCGCCGGCATCTTCTCCGGCGACCTCCTCATCGTGGACAAGGGCATGGAGCCGGCCGAGGGGATGATCATCATCGCTGTGGTCGACCAGGAGCCGACGGCTAAATACCTGACTTTCGAGTCTGGGATGCCCGTGCTCCGATCAGCGAGCCCGAAGTACCCACCGCGGTACATTCTGGAGAACAACGACTTCGAGGTTTGGGGCGTGGTCACCTACAGCATCCGCGACCACGATAGGAATTAGAGATGGACTTCAAAGAGAGAGAATTGAAGATCTGGCATGACCTGCTCGACCATGAGGCCAGGCGCGAGTGCGCAACCGACCACTGGTCTGGTGAGTTGCTGGGTCACGCCAAGGCGATGCGCAGGATGTCCGTCATCGATGATGAGGAGTTGTGCGAACTGCTCGAGCTGGCCGATGCGGCATTCAGCCATGTCAATGAAGAGCTTGAGACCAGACGGTGGTTGGAGGAACAGCGAGGCATGGAGGAGGGTGAGGGTCGGCAGGACGCCGGAGATGGCGGGGAATTTTTTCCCCAAAACAGCGGGTGAACCTATTGAAAACAAAGGGTTGCGAAGTGACGTATTGTCACCCTTTCTTCATGGCGATATCGGGCTCAAGCGCCTGATTGGTAAGGGGAATAGCCTTATTCCATTGTAGTAGTGCGCTATTACCTGCCCCCGTCGAGCGCTACTACTATCAATTGAGCTCTATTGCACCGACAACAAAAATAACAAGGACAAAAGCCATGAGAGACCTGATGCTCGATCGTCGCCGCTTCCTGCAGGGCAGTGGCGGATTGCTGTTGGGAACCCTGTTGTTTACCTCCGGACCTATAGCATTGCTGGCGCCGAGCAGGACCTGGGCGCTGGAGATGAGCACGCTGGACAGCGCCACCGGCAGCAAGCTGTTGCTGGTGATCCGCAGGATTTTCCCCCATGACACCATGGAAGATGCCGTCTATGCATTTTCCGTCAAAGCCCTGGACGACAAGGCTGCTCAGGATCCGGGTATCGCCGATCTGCTGAAGAAAGGCCTGGCCGATCTCGAT